TATATTGTTTTCAAGCATTTGCTTTTCCTCTTCGTCAGGTTCTAGCTCAATGAAAATACCAAAGTCATATAGATATAACTCAGACATTTCTTTTAAAGTAGCAACGTTGTGAGCTCCTACAGCTTGGACAAACGCATCAGCTGTTGGAGAATACTCTAATATATCTGATATTCTCAAAGATAAAGCTTCAGCTACTTCTGAAGTTAAAAACATCGAGCTAAGCAGAACGTGTCTAGTAGCAACGTTAGAGTTTGCCGCAGCTAGTTTTTGAACACCAACTAAAGACTTAGGATCTGGAACACTAGCGTCTCTAGCTTCGTTTAAACCCGTAACGTCACGTATCATCTGTAGATAATAGTTATACGTTTGGATTAAACTTTGGATCTTGTTCTGCCCCGCAGAGTTAGCTATTTGCTGAATAGGTACTTTACCTGGGTTTGGATCACCGTCACCAGTAAACGATCTACCTATAACACTACCTGTTTGAAAGAACATATTAAGCGCCTCTTGAGGATTGTAATTTGTTCCGTTACCTAAATCTATTTCAGCAAGTCCATCAGCGTCAAGGTATACTCCGTCAGGAACCATGCGCGACATCACTTGCTGCAGCTTAAGATGTGTTAGCTGAATAGTATCAGCAAACCCAGTAATTCTACTTACAATAGACTCTATGCGACCCTCGTACATACGTGGAGCAACCAAAGCGTAATTCATCTTGACTTTGTTAAAGTCAGACTTTTCACGCATCATATTTTTAGCCTTCTCCCACTTTAACAGTCGATCAGTACCAAGTATCATAGCGCCTTCAAAAACACACTCAACTGATCTTTGAAGTCTTATGTAACCCCCTTCTTTACCTTCTGGCGGATTAAAAGTGTCTGGCTTCTCTATAGCTTTATACCCACCAGTGCTTGTCTCTTTGATCTTATACACATCATTAGTGTATGTCCTGTAATTAAAGTACAGGACTTGAACTTTATTTTTATCATGTATATCAGCGTGGCGTGAGCCAGTGTATCTTTTGCTGGACCTTTTGTGAATGGACTCTAGATCCATTTCAGTTAGCGTGTCAAACTCTCTAGCTAGCTCATTAATAGGTATTGTCTTAACTTCACCTATGTAGTATAAGTCCTCAAAGTACGGTGAATCAGTATGAGAGTAAACTATATTAGCTGGATCTACATACTCAACAGTTGCGCCATCGCTTGAGTTAAAGCCAGTTTTAACACATCCTATACCTAGAACCGTTAAATCATATAAAAGCCTTCTTCTAGTGAGATCATATTTATTGCCATCCAACAGGTGGTTGATAGCTTGCTCTTCAGCTATTTCTACAGCTTGCTTATAGTCTAGCTGCATATGTAAGTCTAACTCTTCCTTCGTTTCTGGAAGTTCAGCTTTTTTGTTTTCGTATAAATCAACATTAAAAAGTTTTCCAGCTTGATCATTGTATGCTTGAGCGTCCATGTCTCTAAGCATAGACTCCATATAGTCTGTTCTTTTATCTACACCATATTGATCTTGAGAGTACGCTTTAACGTTAAACATTCTCTCAGACATACCGTTTACCACAATATCTACAAACTTTGGTATAATAGGAACGGGCTTCCAATCTAAATTAAGATAAGACAAATCACCATTAATAGATAACTCATCCTTATACTTTTGTATCGACTGCTCGCCTCTAGCGTATAATCTTAAGTTATGGTACTTACCTTGAGTACTAGAAAACCTATTGTTATAGCTATCCTTAAACCACTCCTGCTCTATAGCTTTAGCCACCTTGAGCCCGTACTCGGAACTCATTTTCTCTAGGTCCGGCACTGCTTGAGAAGGAAAATTTACATATACTGACTCAGCCATGCTATTTTATTATTTGGGAATTAAACCCTTTATTGTTATATTTTGCCATACTAAAACCTACAGGTTGTCTTTCTACTTTTGCGTTAGGTGCGTATAAGTGTCTATTACAAGCCATAATAGCTAGACCAGAACTTATAGACGCATCGTGCTTAGTTCTTTTGTTTATGTCAAATCTAGCCCAATCGTTTAGCAACTCGTTAAAGTACACTGTTCCATAGTTACCTTCGCCTAAATGTCCTACGTGATCTTGTATGTACATCTCTATAGCTGAGGCGTGAGCTTGTTTAATATCTTCACTTGAGTTTGGTATACCACCCACTTCTTTTTCAGCAACTGATAACTTCTTCCAAGTTTTGTCTGGTCTGTTCATGCTGTAACCTCTATAACCTCTTCGGCGTAAGTAATACAGTAATCTAGGTTTGTTATTCTCTGCTAATAAAGGCATACCGTAAAACACTAAAGCCATTAACACATCTTCAAAAAATATCTCTGCGGTTTGTGGTCTTGCTATATACTCTAAGAAAAACGTGCTTGAAGGCGCGTCTTCCATAGAAAACTTTGTTAATCCGTGGAGCGCCCCTTTCGATCCTTTACCATCAACAGTACCGCTAATATCATAACTGTCACACCCGAACGCGCCAATATGATCATTGCCTGGGAACTTAATACCATTTTTTGTTATTTGTTTATTTTGCAAATTAGCTGGTGGTACCCAGCTCACTTTAAATCTTCCACCTGGATCTGGATGAAATATCACTTCTGTATCCTTAATGCCATTAACCCAACCAAAACTACCTGTCGTAGTATGAGCAGCGTGTCTACTTCCTTCGTTATAGTCTATCTGCTCATATATTTTCATTAGGTTAAATATACTGCTTTTGCTCTCATCTCTGAAAGCGTGCTCCGTAGTTCTAGGAAACTGTCGGTAAAACTCATTTAAAGCGTCTTGATCATCTTTAAGACCATCAACTTCATTCTCCCAGCTATCTACAACCCCAATATCTATTAGTTCACCGTCTGGTCCCAGTCGTTCTCCATCACGTGGATTATCAAAGACTGGAAATCCGAATTCGTCAATAAATCCTTCATAGTTCCATTCCATAGGGATAAAGAGAGAATACAGGCCAGACTTTGTTTGTCCATTACGGTTTCTCCTAGAAACATCTGAGTCATTGTATAGCTTTTTAAAATTACTACCTCCTTTATCTAACGCGTTTGAAGTAGACCCCATAAGGCATTTCCCTACGATTCTACTTCCAAGTCTTAAGCAAGTCTTTGTTACTCGCCAGTTATTTAATATATTATCAGGTCTCTCCCACTTACCACTCTCATCGTGCACCAACAAGTTTAACTTTTCACCATCGTAGCTGTTGTCACCTGTATTCTTCCAGTCTATCGTAGTGTCAAGACCAGCAAGCTCCTCTAGCTTCTCGTTACTCTGTATTTTCTTACGAGTAAACTTAGTGGAAGGTACTCGGTATGCTAACTCGGATTTCGGACGATCCATACCATCCTGTATAGGTTTAAAGAAGAAAGGGTAATTAATTGATATAGGTACCACTTTATCTGTAAACATTTTCTTCGCATCGGCACCAGACTTAGATAAGATCCCATATCTACTATCACTCGATATAGTGGCTAAGTTAACTGTTTCTGCAGAGGACATAAAAGAAAAACCTGAACGACGGTTCTTAAGGTAGCACATTCCATAGCATCTCTTATCTGCCTTGCAGGCTTCCCAGAATATAAAGAATAGCCGATTGGCCTCTCTAAAGTCTGGTGCACCCACGTCGATTTTACTCCATTGAAGGTACATATAGTGACTACCAGTTATGTACGTCGGTTTACCATTATTAGTAAACCAGAACCCTTCGTCCCTACGTCTGAACTCTTCGTCTATATAGTCATGCCACTTCTCTTTTTGTTCGTCTGGATAGCTTCTCCAGTCGAATATAGTTTTTAAACGGCTTAATTCCTTAGGCGTCTCTATCTTACCCCATTTATTGTTTTCGTGCTTGAAAACTTTAGTAGGTTTAGGTAAAGCTATCTTAAAACCCTGTATATCATATATCTCACCTATAACACCAGTCTTAGATAAAACCACTATATCGTGATCTTTATCGTAACCATACTTCCACTTCTTACCTCTGTTTAACCTGGTAAGA